CGCGCAGGAGGCCCAGCGGCTTTTCGGGTCCTTGATCGTGACGCGGGTGACGCGCCGGGCGAGCCGCGCCGCGTACTCGGCCGCGCGCGGGGCGATCTCGGCCTTCGCCCTTGCCCTCAGCTAGGCGCGCACAAATTAAATGCGACGCGTGCACACATTAGATGCGACGCGCTCACATTGCATGCGACAAGTCTAGCCTGTGGATAAGTCATTTCTGTAGGTGCCTGGCAGCTGCCCTCCTGGCATCTCTGACTCGAGACTCATCCTGCAATGGTCGCGCTCAATCGGCCAAAAGATCGCATCCAGCAGCGGGCGTAGCACGCGCCCGGCGAGCTTGCCCTGCTGCTCCATGCGGTACGCGGCTGCGCTGATGGTCTCGTCGGGCATGCCCTTGCCTAGGGTCAGCACAACCCACAGCAGTTGGTCGATGGCGATCGGGATGTTGAGCAGGCGCTATTTCATGCAGCCTCCACTTCGTCCAGCGTCTGCGCCGCATCCACAGCGGCCTTGCGTGCCCAGCTCTGGGCGTAGGCGGTCTGGGTCTGTGCGGCAATTGCACCCGCGATCGCCAGCAGGTCGGCGATGGAGGTGACGGGCATGTTGTCGTTGTCGTAGTCGCGCCACACAGGAGGCAGCGGGCCGCCAGCTTGCGCGATGGTGATGGCGTATGCGAGCAGCTCTTGGCTGCGTTTGTCAGCGTCCCAAGTGCGCCCCAGTGCCTGCACGGGCTGTTCGCACTGCGCGTCGCGGTCGGCTTTGATACGGGCGTTCTTCTCGGCTTTGGCGGCAGCGAGCAGCGCTTGCGGGTGTGAATCAAGCCGCGCGCTACCGAGATACTCGCAGTCGGCCAGATTGCACGCTGGTACCTCTTGCGGCTCGCCGATAGGGGCGACTGAAATAAAGATGCCGCTTGGTCGATATTCCGTCGGGACGCGCCAGACTTCCACCGTGGCGGGTTTGTCCAGTTGCGGCAGCGGGTGCTGCACGTCGTCGAGGATGAGGTTGTGATTTTCGATGGTCAGCATGGGGCACTCCTAGTGAAGATCAGGTCGTCCAAAAGCCCGGCCAGCGTCCGTTTGGCGCTGGCGTGGCGGTGATAAGCGATACAGCTTGCTATCATCTGCTGCGCGTCGCGCAGGTTGGAGCGCCCAGCAGAAAAATCCCGGGCAAGTCGCCGCAGGCGCTCGCGCCAGCGACGCACGTTGCGCTTGCGCGGCAGGATGTGGGTGGGCCAGATGCGGTAGCCGCAGAAATCCACGGCGCGCTGCCACGGGGCGTAGGCGCTTTTGGGGTTGAGGCGCAGTTTCAACCTCGTCGCTTCGTCGGCAATGAACTCCAGCGTTCGGCGGGCGTGCGCTTTGTCGCGGCAGATGACGACCATATCGTCCATGTAGCGCACGTAGTATGGCTCGCCCACGTCGTCCTTGATGCGGTGGTCGATCTGGTCGAGCACGATGTTGGCGGTCAGTTGGCTGGTAAGCGCGCCAACAGGCATGCCGACGCCACCGTCAAAGCCGTAGCCGCGCAAGATGCGCTTCCAAAGCCACAGCACGTCACGGTCACTGATGACGCGGGCAACGGCGGAAAGCGCTACTCCATGATCGATGCTGGCGAAGCAGCTTTTGATGTCGGCATGCACCACATAGACGCCATCGCCCCAGTTGCGCTTGGCGCGGCGCAGGAATTGTTGTGTGCGTGCAACAGCCGCGTGCGTACCCTTGCCGACACGGCAGGCGTAGCTGTCATGGATGAACCTACGCTCGAACAACGGCTCGACCACGCGCACGAGGGCGTGATGAACCACACGGTCGGCAAAGGGTGGCGCAGCGATGTCGCGGCGCTTGGGGTCCCCTACGGTAAATACCCGTGCCTGCCCAGACTGCCACGAGCGCCACTTCAGATGCTCGTGGATGTTGATGAGGTTTTCTTCCCATTGGGTCGCGAAGGCAAGCGCTTCTGGCGTGTACCGCTTTCCACGGCGACATTCGTGGTAGGCGGCGACCAGGTTGTCGAAATCGACGATCTTGGAATACAGGCTGTTGTGGGTTTTTGGCATGGTGTCAAAGGTTCCGCGCGCCACGTTCGCTGGCTGGCTACTGGCCGCGCGCGGTTGTTGATCTTCGAGCCCGTGGCTCAGGATACAGGCGCCGAAGGATGGGCGCTGGCCTGCGAGCCTTGGCTCGTCAGGCTTCTGGCCGTGGTTTTCTTTCGCGAGGCGGGCACCGATGTCGCTGTTCGCGTTCGACGGGGCGTTGTTCACGTTCGCACAGAACAGCCCGGCGTTCGAGCCGTTGCCCCAGTTGCCGCCGTAGTACGCCTGCACCCCTATTGGCTTCATGGTGCAGCCCCTGCGTGCTTGATCCAGGCACCGACCATGCGGCCAATCTCGCTGACGTGCCGCGTCCAGACCTCCAGCCGATGCGCGTTGATGTAGCGCATCTCAAAGGCTTTGCGGATCAAGTGACGCAGCACTTCAATCTCGACATCCAAGTCAAAAAGTGCACTGGCTTTCTGCTTACGCTTCCAGGCGACTGCCGTATGACGACGCATACGCAGCAGCGTCTCGCGCACCTGCGCGCAGAGCAGGTGCTTTTCGGCCTTGGGCCACTGGAGCATGATGGTGTGGCTGTAGGCATCCAGCTCGGCGAGCTTTTCCAGCAGCGCCTGATACGGCGCGTAGCGCGCCGCCTCTTCTTGCCTGGTGAGCGCCCGCGCCTCGGGCGCGGGCTGGGAAACATGACTCATCGGCTTCACATGACCCATCACACCTTCGCGAGGCGGGCACCGGTGGCGCTGCTCGCGTCCGACGGGGCGTAGCTCACGTTCGCACAGACCAGCCCGGCGTTCGAGCCGTAGCTCCAGTTGCCGCCGTGATACCAGATTCGATCCGAAGCCTCGGAAGTCGAATACCAGTAGTCGCCAGTCGAACCGTTGCTGGCCGTGTTGTCGACAGCGGCGGCGGCGATGATGCCGCTTGCCAGCAAAGCTGTGTTGAATGTGACCAAGTAGCTACCACCATTGGCCACGGATTGGCTGGTGTTGACGTAGCCCGCCGAGAAATCGTTCGTCGTCGTATTGCCAGGCACGTTATATTGCCAGCGATGCCAGTTGCCGCTGAGGGTCTTGATCCCGTCAACCATTTGCCAGACGTTGCCCCACAAGCCCACAATCCCGCGCCATGTGGCTTGGGCGACATCGCTTGCGTCGACATTGGCGGCAGACGACTGGTTGACCCGGCCCTGACCGATGAGCGACTGCATGTCCAGCCCGCCCATCTCGATAGTGGCCAGCATCTGGATGGCGGAAAGGTCGTAGATCGACCACAGGCGGAAACCCGTGACGCCGCCCGTGTTGCGCGCATAGGCCCGGGCGCGCGCGGTCGGGAAGTCCATGCTCACCATCGGCAGCACGCCGGGGATGGACTGCGCCTTGCTGCTGCTGCCGTCGTAGGACGCCTGGTATTTGCCAACCCAGATTTGGTCGAGTTCGACGCCGCCCGCGCCGAGGAAGGCCGGATGCACGGTAAAGCCCGATACCGGCTGGTCGGAGATCATCCAGTAGGCCTTGCCCGCGTAAGCACCCGACGGCACCGTCCCCGCCTTGAAGTAGAACTTCGGAATCTTGACCATCTGCTGGCCGTCGATCGCCTGCGTGACGATGCCCGCATAGGTGGCGTGGTTGTTGAACCAGGCCGTATCTCGGGTCACGGCGGTGAAGTTTTCGTCGACGCGCTGGTAGGTGCCCGCGCCGCCGCCCGTGGCCACTTGCACCAGGCCGATGATGGAGGCGAATTGCTGCTTGGTGGTCACCGTCACATCGGCAGACCATTCCGACCAGCCGAGGCTTGCGCCTTTGTGACGCACGCGCAGCACGTATTGCGTTTGCCCGGCTTGCAGCACGCCCGCGGGCACGGTGTATTGCGTCTTGGCCGTGGTGGTCTCGCCCGAGTCGTGCACGGGGTTGGCCCATGTGCCCGAGGCCAGGCGGATTTGCCATTGGCTAGAAGCGTGGGTGTCCGAGCCGCCGGTGACGGCAAAGGCGGAGCTGTAGAGGGTGGGCTGCTCTGGGATGTCGGTCTGGCCGTTGGTGGGGCTGGTGATGGACGGCGTATTGACGTAGGCGAAGCTTGCCTTGGTCGTGAAGCTCGAGGTCGAGCCCCAGGCCGAAGTGAGTCCGGAAGCATCGCGCACGCGGGCGCGCAGGTAGTAGGTGGTGTTGGTTTGCAAGATGCCTGCCGGGACGGTGGCGGACTGGGTGTTGATCCAGTTGCTGTCCCAGATGACCGTGGCGAAGGTGTTGCTGGTGGCGATCTGGAACTGCGCCGCGTCGAAGGCATTGCCGACAGGCGAGCTGTAGCCAGCGATCGAGACCGTGGGCGTTGCGCCGATGTTGGTGGCGCCGTTGGCTGGGTTGCCGATGGCGGGCGCATTCGGGGCGCTGGCCGGGTTGGGCACGCCGCCCAGGGCGGTGGGGCTGCCCAGCGCGACGAGGTGCAGGATGGCGGTGTCCATGTCCTCCACCACCAGGCGCAGGAAGCCTTCGCCGCGCATGGGCACGAGGTATTCGTAGTCGGCATAGCCGTCGGGCACGCCGTTGGAGGCATCTGGCGCGCCGACGCGCTTGACCGACCACTGGCGCTCGCTCCAGGTCGTCGAGGTGATGCTGTCGCGGTAATAGAGCCGCACGTTCGCGCCGTCGTGCGCGCGGCGGATGACCACGGCGCGGCTGGTGTTGTCGTCGCCCAGGTTGATGGCCTTGGAAATCCAGCGGCTTCCTACGGGCGCATTGACGCCGCCCGCGGCGCGCGGGGTGAAGGTCTGGCCGGTGATGACGGCGGCGTTGCTGTAGTTGCGCGTGAGGTTGCTGGTGAGCCGCAGCCGGGCGGCCGAGAGGATGGCCGCGACGCGCACCATTGCGACGTCATTGCCTTCGACCAGCCAGTAGTCCTGCCCGACGCGGAAGGGCCTGGTATCCACCACATCGATGGAGTCGTCGCCCATCACGCCATTGATCACCTGGACGGGCGCGATGTTGCGCAGCCGGTAGCCGTCGGCGAAGAGCTCGAAGGCGATGCGCCGGTTGCGGTAGAGCCAGTCGAGCTCGACGGCTTTTTGCACCGAGACGGGGCTGGCCATGCCGGTCAGCGTGTCGCCGATCAGGCCCAGGCTCGTCATGATGTCGGTGATGGCCGCGCCGAGGCTTGGGCGGCCCGCGCGCGCGCCGGAGACTTCGGTCTCGAGCGACGTGGTGCGCCCATCGAGGTTGGCGAAGTTGGCGTCGATCTCGGCGTAGCGGGTGTTCCAGAGGCTGGGGACGGCCTCGGGTTCGTTGTTCGGGATCGGGGTGATGGTGTTGCGCGGCAGGGGCATGATGGACTCCTAATCAGAATCGCAGGGTCAGTTTGATCTCGATGCGCTCATCACTTTCCTTGTGCTTGGGCGCGAAGGTTTTCATGGCGATGAGGTTGCCCGCGGTATCGACCAGCGCTGCTTCGGAGACAGCTGCACCGACGAGTTCGGCTTCGTCGATATAGGCCGTGGCCTGCACCTCGGTGGGGCTGATCTGCACGATGGCCGCGCATGGCTTGCGCAGCCGCTCATGGAAGAGCGCGGTGCGGCTGGCCGGGACGGGCTTGGGGTTTTCGGCGGCGTCGTGACCGCCGTCGCCAAAGGCCATCTGAGCGACCGCAGGCAGCGACGCGCCTGCGGCCATGTGGGCGGCGATGCGGGCGCGGAAGGCGTCCAGGGTGACGGCTTCAGACATGAATACTCCTCATCTCGAACAAGGGGGTTCGCGGCTGGCCCAGCTGCCATTGGCCGGACAGGCGCAGCCGCGCGGGCGGGGTGTCGGTGAAGCTCGCATGCGTCAAGGGACGGCCATCGAGACGGAATCGCCCGATGCGCAGCGCAGCGCCGATACGCCACGAGCCATCCAGTCTGCGCCTGACGGCTTGCGGATCGGGCGGCAGCGTCTCGCGCCGCCAGGCCCAGGCAGCGCAGGTCTTGCGCACCGCCTGCCAGCCTTGCGCGCGGCGGGCAGCCAGCAGACGACCCGCGACGGCACCGCGCCGCTCGCCCACACGGAAACTGCCGAAAGCAGCGGGCAGACGCACCGCATCGCCGTCACGCCCGAGACGCCAGGCGCGTTTGGGGCAGCCGTGCAGCTGCTCACCCGGCCAGGCGTATGGCACGCACAGGCGCTTGTCGAGCCGCAGATGGTGATCGGCAAGCGTGTGCTGCTGTGCGATGAGGGCCAGCCATTCCAGCAGGATAGGATGGCGCGACACCGGTGCCCACTCGCGCACCACTTGACGCAGCAGCGCCAGATCGGCGCTGGCGGCAGTTGCCAGATTGATGCGCACGAAGAAGCTCGCCCAGTGCTGCAACTGCGGCACGGCGGCGAGGCGCTCGATGGGGCGGAGGGTGTGCGTGCCGTCCAGACGCCACGACCCATTGACGAGCAGTGGGTTGAAGGCGGTATAGATGCGCCGCTGGTCGGCAGGCTCGATGATCTCGGCCTCCACCCCAATCTGCGCGAGCGCGCGGCGCAGCGCCCACGGCGTGCCTTTTCTGCGGTGCAGCGCGATGGCCTCGCGGATCAGGCGGCGGCGGTCGGCATCCGTGCTGACGAACTGCCAGCCCTCCATCGGGCTGATGTGAAACTGCCGCCCCAGCTCCGGCAGGAAGGCGGCTGGGACGGTCTCGACCAGGTAGGTCAAGAGGCCATCGAGCGGCAAGCGTTCGATGCGCTGCGTTGCTTCGGCCAGCGGCGCGAAGCGCGCATCGAGCGCAATCACATCCGGGGCGAGGCGGTCAGTCATCGGCGTAGCCTCCGGCGGTGACGGTCACGCTGGTCGCATGCGCCCAGCCGTGCTCAGGCACGGTCGTGTCCGCATTCGGTGCGACAAGATCGACGCGGTGCACCCCCTCGACATGCAGCGCGGCGATGATCTGGGTGCGCACGATGTCGGCCCCGAGGCGGCGGCGCAGGGTGTCGAGCTGCGCCGCGAGGCTTGCCTCGGCGGCGGCGCGCACGGCGGCGGCGTCGAAGCCTGCGCGGATCGTCAACACTGCGTTGACGGTAAAGGGGTAGTCCGCAGGGTCTTCAACGCGCACTTGATCACAGATGGGTCGCGCATCCTCGGTAGACGCGGCGGCGAGCACCAGCCCCTTGATCTCGGCGGAAGGCAGGCCGGTGTCGGTCAGCGGGTAGAGCACCACCTGCCCCGGCTCGGGCGAGCGCACCGCGCAATCGACGATGGAGGCATGCGCGCGCATGGCGTGGTGCCGGTAGGCCAGGCGCGGCCCGGCGACGCTGAAGGACTCGGGCGCTTCCAGGATGCGCGCGCGCAGCCGGTCGTCACTCTCGCCCGGAAGACGCGCCACGCCCACCAGCTCGCCCAGATAGTCGAGCATGGGCGCGCGGGCAAAGCGCACGAGATTCTGCCGCGCGGCGTCGTTGATCGCGGCGCGGATGAGCGTTTCGCGGTAGGCGATGAGGTCGATCAAGAGCCGCTCGATCTGCGCCGGATAGAGCGTCTTGCCGGTGGCCGTCTCGTAGGCGGCGACGATCTCGCTGGTCACCGCCTGCGGATCGTCCGGGATGATCTTGAGCAGCTCGGTCATCGCGGCCTCACCTCGGCGCTGATTTCGTCGCCGCCTTCGGCGAGCTTGAAATACACCGTGACGCGGATGGCCGCGTCGTCATCGAGCGCGACCACTACGCGCGTGACCTTTACGCGCGGCTCCCAGCGGCGGATGGCCTCGACCGTCTCGCGCACGATATGCGGGCGCGCGCGGTCGATGGGGTGATCCAGGTACATCCACACCCGGCTGCCGAAGTCGGGCCGCAGCGGATCGCTGCCCTGCGGCGTGCGCAGAATGATGGCAATCGCCTGGCGAAGGTCATCCACGCCCTCGACAAAGCCGTCGCGGCCCAGCGCGGGCTGCCAGTGGTGGGCGGACGGGTGCAGGCTCATATCCGCAATGGTCGCCGAGTTGGGCTTGGAAAGGTATGTAGAAAGGGTTCAACCAGCGAACACGTTGGCGCTGCCGGTGGCGGCGCTGGAGCCGCAACTGACCGGATCGCCGATGCGCCCGGCGGCGCGCCCGTTGACAAAGACGGTGCCCGAGCCCACAGCCAGTGACCCGCCGTGGGGCGGACAAACGGGACAACCGTGCGGCTGCCAGCCGTCACCCACGCGGTGCCAGCCCAGGCCGTTGACGAACACATCGGGGCTGCCCTCGGCATTGGCGCGCGGCGGAAAGCACCCGTGCCCAGTGCAGATGTCGGTGTGGCGGTGTGCGGC